GCTATGGCGACCAGCGCCTCCCCGCAGGCCATCTGGCTGGGATACTCAACGCTGTAAACGTTCGATCCGATGTGGACGAGCAAGATCGTGGTAAGGGGCATCATAGGTCTTCCTCCACTTCAAACCAGTATTCTATTAAGTTGCGCCGATAGAACCCGTGCTGGATCAGCCCACGGTTGATCAACCCTTGCAGCGCGTATTTGACGCTGTAACGCGACGTCGGCAATTCCGACCCGGAGACGGCCTTCGTGATGTCTGTCAGGATCATCCGCGTTGGCGAGATAGATTGCAAGTGCGCAAGGGCCATCTCACCCAGTGACCGCGTGCCGTCAGCCCTCGCGCCCATGTTTGTCATCGCCTTCTTTGGTGCGCCCTGCAAGTGGCCCTCCGCCTTCGCCTGTCGCTGCATCGCCCGCCCAATCAGGCTTTCGTGCTTTGTCGCCAGCGATCTGTCCAAATTAAATGCGTTAATCATTTTCATTCTCCTCTGCGATCACGTCGCGCAACAGCACGCCGATCCACTCAGCAATAGTCAGACCTTCTGGAGCCGTCTTGTAAATCCACGACGCCTCATCAAACGTGATGCTCGTCAGGATTTCCATTATGCTCCCCGTGTTGCGGTTGTAGCGCTTGCGCAGGATGCGGTATCTGCCGTCTTCCGTGTTGATGCGCCCTGTGCGCTCGGAGTAAGGCTTCAATTTACCGTTGCGCATCAAGGTCGTCATGCGGCAGGCGACGGCAGTGCTTGTCATGCCAACCCCGTCCGCGATTTGTGCAATAGATTTGCCATCATTTGCTAGTTTGACGATTTGCTTGTTTACCGTGCCGGATTCGGACCCGTTTATGCCGTTGGACATCCTCACTCTCCCTCTGCGATAAATGCGTCAATGTCGATGGCCCAGAGGCACATCGTGGCACGCTGCAAATTTGGCCGCGCATGGACATCTGCCCGCACGATCTGGTTGCGGTTAAACATCGCCATCAAGCGATCTCGAACTGTTGTGCCGCTGGCTTCTAATGCCGTCGTGATCTCGCCTGTCGTCATGTACAGAGCGCCTTCGAGCAAAGCCATGATCCTGTCGTCGATCAGGGCAGATGGCGTGGGCCTTGGCGCTGCCTTCTCTGGCGCTGGTTGCTGGCCGCCAGCGGGGGCGACGTCCATTTGGATGACGCGCCACGGCGTCGTCGCACGCAGGGCTTCCGTGTTTTCAATGAGGACCACGTCATAAGTGTGGCCGACGGACATGCCGTCTGAACCGCCAGCACAGCGCATAATGTGGCTGGGAACGAACACCTGTGCGAACGAGCCGTCGTCTTGGCGCAGTGCAAAGCCAGTGTCGGTTGGGAGGCGGTTTGTGATCGTGATGGTTGCGGTGGTCATTTGTTTATCCTTTGGTTTTATTGATGATGGCGTAGAGTGCGCAGAGGCTGACGTTGTGGACAGCGGCTGCGGTGATGGGTCCGATGATGGCAGCGTCCGCAACTGCCTGCTTGAGTGCGTTATCCATGCTGCGCTGCCTCCAGACGTGCGATCTGGCGACGGTAGCGTTCCACCCGCTCGCCGTAGTCGGCAAGGTCTGCACTGACGTAGGATGGGCGCACGCCGTGGCCGTATTCTTCCAGCATATTAGACGCCATCTTCTCGGTTCGCTGGATCGCTCCCAGAAGGAAGGCGACCTCGTCGGGGGTTGATCGAGTGGTCATTGGTTAGTCTCCTGTTTACTGAATTGCGACGAAGAAAAGTGTCGGGATGCCGAAGCACACGATGCCGACTGCGAGCAGGCCGATGGCGTCGAGGATGGCGTGGCGGATGCGGTATTTCATGTTGATTTCCTTTGGTTGGGTTGGGTAAGGGCACGTGGCCCCGTTTAGTTATCCGCGGATGTCGATCCAATAGTCGACCATCGCCTTAGCATCTTTCAGCGTGTTCGCCGTATCGTGTGCCGATGATTCCTCGTTGTGCGTGATGTTCCAAGCTGCTCCACTGTATCCTCCGAAGCGACCCACTTCTTCGATTTGGTAGTCGCGGTATTCGTAGTGGCCGTTTCCGATTTTCTTTGCTGCGTTTGCCATCTGTTCGTCTCCTTAGGGTTAATCTCATTTCGTAATACCTTTCTAACCGAAGCTGAAAGGCATTACAATACATAAAATGCATGTTGATGATATTTATTTGATACGTTTGGGGCTGGGTTGGATGGGGGCGCGTGATCCCGCTCCATTACTCGTAGTCGCCTCGGCGTGCGCCGCTTTCGACATCAGCGCGACACCGCGCCTTTGCTTCGGCAAGGAGTCCAAATGACATCCCGTCCCATGTCCATCCGCCGTCGTAACTGCGAGAGATATGGCTGTGGCTTTTGCCGTTGTTTTTTACCAAATATGCGCCCTCATATGCGCGGTGGAATGTAACTTGGCTTGCCATCTGGTCGTCTCCTTAAGGTTAATTTCATTTCGTAAACCATTAATTGCATATACTGAAAAACATGGCAATACATAAAATGACTGTTGACGATATTTATTTGATACGCTATCGAAAGGCATACAGAAGGAGAACGACAATGAAACCCAAATTGATCCAGTTCAGCGAAGAACATGCTGCAATCATCGAGGCCGCCGCCCAGCGTCTCGGCATTACGACAACCGCATTCATTCGCATGGCGGCACTCAACCAAGCGCGTGGCACCTGATGGCTACCAACGGCCGCAACAAGGGCGCCGCGTTTGAGCGTGACATCGCCAAGATGCTGCACGACGAGCTTGGCATTTCTTTCAAGCGTGACTTGGAGCAATACCGCGAGGGTGGTCACGGCGACCTGATCCCATCCGATCCTGCCTTTCCATTCACGTTGGAGTTGAAGCGTTACGCTGATGGCCCCATCGGTGGCCAGAAGGCTTGGTGGGAGCAAACGTGCGTTGCCGCAAGGCGTGAGGGCAAGTCGCCTGCGTTGATCTATCGTTATGACCGCAAACCGATCCGCTGCGTCGTGCCGATGGATTGCGTGATCGGGCATGAAACCGAATTTGTCGTCGAGATGGATTTCGACGCATTCTGCTATTTAGCAAGGGAGGCAATGGCATGACTATGTTCACAGCGGACAAAATGTCAAATGAGCAATACCACGCCACAGACGCGATCTCGTCGTCGGCAGTGAAGACTGTCCACGGCAAGTCGCTGGCGCACTGGAAGGCACGCAGCAACTTCACGCCGACACCTGCGATGGCCATTGGCACCTGCGTCCATGACATGTGTCTCGAAAATTCCCAAGGCGTCATGCGCGGTCCCGCAGATCGCAGGGGCAATGCATGGAAAGACGCATTTGCCGACGCGGAGGCTGGCGGCAAGCTGCTGCTGACTGCTGGCGACTATGACCTCGCGCGCAGGGTGGCGGACAGCGTGCTATTCCACCCGGTCGGCCAGATCATGGCGGGCAACGACACGGTGAACGAGGCCAGTTTTTTCGCCATCGACCCTGAGACCGGGTTGGAATTGAAGTGCCGCCCGGACAGCTATCACATGGAGCGCGGCATTGTTTACGATATCAAAACGTGCCAGAGTTCACTCCCACGGGACGTGGCAAGGGACACGAACACGTATTCATATGCGCTGCAATGTGCCTTTTATTTAAAAGTTTTGCGCTTGGCTGGTTACGAAGCCAATCGCTTTTCACTGGTTTTCGTTGAGAAAGCAGCGCCCTACGCTGTCAACGTCAGCGAATTGAGTGACGACTTTCTTCAGTATGCGGAGCGTGAAGTTGACGCTACGCTGATGAAGATCGCAGCAGCCAGTCTGGTCAACAGCTTTGAGACTGGCTATTCAGATAAGGTGAACACCTTAGAATTACCCCGTTGGCTCCAAGCCGACAATTTTGACAACAACTGAAAAGGACGACGACAATGGCCAACAAAACAGATTTTCGCGACTTCATGATCCGCAACGTGGTGTTTTCCTACCCACGCCTCGGTGCAACATACAAATTCAACACGGTTGAGCGCCGCAGCGAGGAGTGCAACCCACGCGCACAGGGCGCAGCATATTCCATCGGCTGGGAGATGAACAAGGACGACGCACGGAAGCTGCACGCCGAACTGAAAGCGCACTACGAAAGCTGCGTCACCAAAGCCCCGTTCTCGAAGATTTTCGGTTCCAAGCAGCTTGAGAATGGCAACGTTCAGTTCAGTGCCAAGCGAAATGGTGTCAATTCGCAAGGCGAGGAGAATAAGAAGCCAATCGTTATAGATGGAATGAAACTGCCAATGGTAGACGTTGACTTTTGGGGTGGCTCTGAGGGTAACATCAAGGTTTCGGCGTTTCCGGCACTCGACCCAAAAACTAACGAGGGGGGCATCAGCCTGCTCATCACCACAGTGCAGGTCACAAAGGCTGTCTACAGTGGTGCCGGCGGCCTGGACGACTTCGACGAAGTGGCTCCGACTGGCGGCGAGCATTCAGAATTTGATGCGAAGCCAGCCGCCGATCCGTTTGCTGACATCCCACGCTCGGCGGGTTCTCCGCCGGCGAACTTTGATGACGAAATCCCGTTCGCCCCTGAGATGCGCGGTTAAGCAAAGAAAAACCCAGCGGGCAATTAGGCTCGCTGGGTTTAAAGGACGTCAACACGCTAAATGGAGAACGTACTATGAGTGTAACTAAAATTTCAGCCGTGGGCAAGTCTGACGTGCTTTTAGCGCACGGCGCACACGACACAAAGATCGGCAGCGAAGATCGGCAATATGACGGCATCAGCCTCGCAGCCATCGCCGCAATGGTCGCCGACCCGCAGGCCAAGGAAAAGGCCGACGCCAGCTTTATCATTCCGTCGACTTACCGCGAACACGACGGCCGCAAGCACGCATCGCAGCGTGAGCGTGGCGAATTTCACTACCTTGCGATTGACGTTGACGAAGGTTCGCCATCGCTGGTTGAGTTGAAGGATGCAGTCAAGCGGGCGACGGGCGATGCGTCTGCGTTGATCTATTCGTCGTCAGGTGCAAGCGAGGACAACCGCAAGTGGCGGGTGCTGATCCCACTGCTTGAGCCGATCAGCGGCGCTGACTATGGCGACACGCAGTTGGCGCTGTTCAGCCTGATGGGTGAGCAAGGCGTGGTCGCCGATCCTGCGCTCGCGCGTGTTGGTCAGCCAATCTACCTGCCAAACGTGCCGCCAGCAAAGCGCGATGCGCATGGGCAGCCGCTGTTTTACCATCAGGATCGCCATCGCGGAGAGGGCTATCTTGACGTGAAGAACAGCAGCATCTGGGGCGAAGTGCAATTCCGCCGTCAGCGGGCGGCCATCGCCGAGCGTCAGGCAGAGCATGAGCGTGCCGTCCGTCAGGCCGAGCGCATCAAGCGCCGCGAAGCGTCTGGCGACGATCTCGACCCGGTGGCAGAGTTCAACGCACGGCACACAGTCGAAGATATGCTGCTGCGCTGTGGCTACACCCGCGACGGCAACTCGCAGTCGTATGCAAGCCGCTATCAATCGTCAGGGTCATTCGCGACCAAGAACTTTGGCGAGTATTGGGTCAGCTTATCTGGCTCGGACGTTGGCGCAGTCATCGGCGCGGTGAAAGGCGATTACTGCTGGGGCGACGCCTTTGACTTATTTTGCCATTTTGAGCATAACGGCGACATGAAGTCGGCGGTGCGCGAGTATGCCAAAGAGCTGCGGCCCAGCCCGTTCGAGGAGGTGCGCCACGCGCAGCCAGAGGTTACACAGGGCGACGACTATGACGACTTTGACTACGAGCCAGAGGATGACACGCCCGTGC